CTTGACAAAGCCGAACGCCGTCAATTATCAAAGGTTAAACGGTACTATAAAACGGAATATAAAAAAGGCGTTGAATCGTTTGTTTCTGAAGGCCAAACAAATTTCCAGTTATTATTTTCTGAAAGCGATTTATCAAAAACATACCGCGATTTATATACCGATATTGGTTTGCAATTTGCTAAATGGTACGCCAAGAATTTCGACAAATACATCACAAAGGGCGTTGAAGCGGGCCAATTTGTCGACCAATGGATAAATTCATTTTCTTCATTTGGTTCAGCCGTTGCAGCGCAACGTGTTACATTGGTATCGGGAACGGCTAAGGAAACGCTTATAAGAATAACACAACGTTTGATGTCGGATCCAGAATTTATGACGTTAGGCAATACTGAAAAGGCCCGTATATTAAACAATCAATTTGATAATTATTCAAGATATCAATCAGCGCGTTTGGTTCGTACTGAAGCAACGGCCGCGGCTAACTTTGCAACAATGCAATCAGCTAAAACCATATTTCCGGGCGCCCAAATGATGAAAGAATGGATTGCGTCTTTTGATGACAGAACACGCGACACACACGCCGAAGCGGGTGGATCTGATCCTATTCCGTACGACGACGCGTTTATGGTTGGGGGTTCGTTTTTAATGTATCCGGGCGACAATAGCGGGCCGGCTGCCGAGGTTATTAATTGCCGTTGTAGTGTAGCGCCATTTCCAAAAGAAGGCGCGCAAACAGTTGGTGAAATTAGCGATATTAACTTGGGATTAGGTGGCGGATCAACAACCGGTTTCGGAATAGCTGATGTTTTATCAACGGTTGGTTCAACAGTTGTTTCAGGTGATAAATACTTAATGCGCCCAGATGATTGGGATAAAATAGTTCCAAAAAATGCCAAAGTAAACGATAAATATTTATCTTTGCTTAAAGAAAAGCCATTATTAAAGAGTTCAAAAAGGGGTTCATATCAGTCGGGTAATACAATTGTTATTGATACGGTACGATATAATGCTGAAACAATTGAAAAGGTGTTGGCCCACGAATTTGGTCATTTAATTCATTCACAACGTGGTTGGGTTAATTTAGCCGGTAGACATTATAGAAGTATTGATGAAGTTGTTAAGTTTTATAAATCACAATTATCAAAAATTGGAATTAATAAAAGAGGTGCGGGACAATTTGATTATTTTAAACACGTTGATAGGTTTAGCGTAAGTCATAGAAAGTCAATAAGGAATCAATTTCCTAATTTAACAGATAAACAATTTAATGAAAATTATGGCGCGGTTGCTGATTATTTTGGCGCTATGACTAAAAATAAGATAGGTTGGGGGCATTCAAATAATTATTATAGCAATTTGGGTTGGCGTCACGCGGAAATGTTGGCTCATTCTTTTGAGAATAAATACGCCGGTAATTTAGTATTTAAAAAACTATTTCCGGATATATATGAAGATACAATTAAATGGATTGATGAATTAATAAATTTATAAAATGGATAAATTAGAAAAACTTATAAATGAATATTTAGAATTACATCCAAATTCTGAAACGCCTTTAAATTATTATAATTTATTAGGCGATGACGGATTGATTGATGTTTTGGAAAAGGCAAACGGTAAAGAAATAAAATGGATTCCTAACTTTACGGGTGACGTATTAGACGGCGGAGAGATTCAATATATATAAAAATTTAAAAATCCGTATATTTACAAAAATTTTTCTTATGAATACAATTCTTTACAAAGCGGCGCCAGTTGGTGAATTAATTGATGCCGATGAAAAGGCCGGAATTATCAAAGGTTATGGATCATATTTTGGAAACAAAGATTCTGACGATGATATCATTACTAAAGGCGCATATAAAAAGACAATAGCCGAAAACGGTGAACGTGTTAAATATTTATATCAACACGATATGAATCAACCAATCGGAAAAATGCTTGAACTTTATGAAGATGATAAAGGGCTTGTTTTCGTTGCAGAGATTCCAAAAACACAATTGGGAACTGATGTTGTTCAACTTATGAAGGGCGGCGTAATAACAGAAAATTCAGTTGGTATATTACCAATCCAAAAACAAAATAAAAGTGATTACCGTGAAATTAGTGAAGTTAAACTTTACGAAATTAGCGCCGTTACTTATGCAGCTAATGACCAAGCCAAAATATTAGACGTTAAAGGAAACGTTGATTTGGAAAAGGTTTCAAAGCGTTACGACAATTTATCAAAATTACTTCGCAATGGCAAAATCTCTGACGATATGGGATTCGCTATTGAGGCCGAAGTTTTAAAATTAAAATCATTATTTATGGAGTTCACAAAGCCGGTTGTTGAAACCACTTTGCCGAATGTTGAGATAAAAAATAATGATAGTGAAGTGTTAAAATATTTATTAAATTCCTTAAAATCTTAAAAATGGAAGAAAATTTAAAAAACCAATTAGATCAGATATCTAATTCAATCGATTCAAAAATCGAAAAATCAAACAATGACGTTGCAAACACTATTGAAGTGAAAGCATCTGAAATTGTAAAATCTGAAGTTACTGAAATGAGTAACAAATTAAACGAGCGTTTCGACGCGTTTGAAGTAGCTAACAAGAAGCAATTCAACGCTAACAAGAAAATGACTTTTAAAAGTGCATTATCTGAAGCAATCGAAAACGGTGCAATTGAAGGCCTTACAAAAGGAAATTCAAGAAGTGCAAGATTTGAAATCAAAGCTGATATGACTGTTGGCGCTGATTTTACTGGCGAAGTTATACCGGCTGATAGAGTAGCGGGATATAAATTTGACCCAACAAGACCGGTTCATATTCGTCAATTATTAGCACAAGGATCAACACAAAGTGATGTTGTTCGTTTTGTAAAAGAATCAGGATATTCAAATGGCGCAGCGGCTCATTCAGAAGGTGCAACATTAGGACAATCTGATTTCGATATGACTGCGGCAGATGCTAACGTAAGAAAAATCGGAACTTACTTCCGTATTTCTGAAGAAATGCTAGCTGATACACCTCAATTAACTTCATACCTTTCAGCACGTGCGCCGGAAAAATTACTTGAAGTTGAAGATACTCAAATCCTTTCAGGTTCTGGAGTAGCGCCACAATTAAGCGGAATTATTACTGATTCAACTGCATTTGCTGCGGGTGATTTAGCTGATTCTGTTGATAACGCTAACGAATTTGACGTAATTGTTGCATCATTGAACCAATTGGCAATTGCTAATTATAACGCTGATACAATTCTTTTAAATCCAACAGATTTTCATAAAATCCTATTGTTAAAAGATACAACTAACAATTACATCAAAGACCAAGTTTATGGAGGTTTACAACCAGTATTTATGGGCGTAAAAGTTGTTTTAAATACTGCAATAGCTGCCGGATCATTCTTGATTGGTAACTTTGGAGTTGGTACACAACTTTGGGTTCGTGAAGGTGTAAACGTTGAGTTCTTCAGAGAAGATGGAACTAACGTAAGAGATGGATTCGTAACTGTAAGAGTATCGGAAAGAGTAGCTTTAACAAACTACTTACCAAATGCATTTGTAAAAGGAACATTCGCGGCAGCAATCGCAGCGCTTGAAACTCCGTAATTATTTGCATAATTAAACTAAAAGGGCCGTTTGGCCCTTTTTTTTATGCTTAATTTTTAGGGCCTCCAACAGATAAGAAACAAAAAAACTTTAAAAAAAACTGAAAAAATTCTTTCATTTCTAATAATTAGTTGTATATTTGTACTGTTGCAACGAAGCAACCACAAAACAAAAATAAAATGACTTCATTACAATTAAACAAAATGTTAGTAGAATACGCAAAAGAGGATTTAGGATTTGCTAAGGAATCTGGTCAAATAGCAATAACACAAACACTAGAAGGTTTAATCGACATATCTTATGACAATGAATTATTCCAAGCTCACAACAGTAAAGGTGAACAACTTACTTACAAGATAGAGGAGCATAGAATGATAAACTGGTTAGCGTCTAAATATGATGTTAGTGAAGTAGAAATAAATAATTAAAACAACCCGGGCCGTTTCGGCGGCCCATAACTTTAATACTATGAAAGACGCAAAAAAAACACCAACGGGATTACACATCAAGCAAAAAGGTAAACGAATTGAAGTTTACACACCGAAAGAAATTGAAGAATTTAGAGAAAGAAAAGATTCAAATGCTGATCTTATCATCGCATTTACTTTGTCAGGTTTATTACTTATGATAGGGTTTTTAATTGGAATATCAATTTAACGGCGTTCTAAGCGCTTTAAAAATTTAATTATG